GCAACTGCAACGGCTCAACAACTTTCTGGTGGTTTGTTTACTTTTAACGGCACTGCCGGCAACCTCACATTGCCAACAGTCGCTGACCTAGAGGCAGACATTTCTAGCGCACAACGAGCCAACGCAGCATTTGACTTCTACGTGATCAACACCGACGCATCCGATGCAGTTACGTTGGCTGTTGGTACTGGTTGGACGATTGTTGGCGTGGCCGCTGTATCCGCTCTGACATCAGCCCATTTCCGCGCGCGCAAGACTGGCGACGGTGCTTGGACTGCATACCGCATCTAAGGTAGGGAGGGCGCTTCGGCGCCTTCTTTTTAACAAAGGAATATTATGGCTAATACTAAACCCGTAGGCGTGGCTTTTTCTGACCCTGAGCTATCAGGCGCTACGATTGACAATTCGCCTGTTGGCGCAACTACACCTAGTACCTTTGTTGGCACAACAGTGTACGCAACTTCTGAAATTGGTTACTCCGCCGCTGCACAAGGCGCAGTTACTCAATTGACAGACAAGTCTACAGGGGTAACCCTAAACAAGTCTGCTGGTCAGATTACGATGAACGCAGCCTCTTTGGCAGCAACTACTAACGTCACATTTACGCTGACTAACAGTTTGTTGTCGGCTAAAGACGTGTTGATTTTAAACGTCACTAACGGTACATCGGCTGCGTACAACTGCTGGGTATCTAGCATGGGTGCAGGGTCGGCGACTATTACGTTGCGTAACATCAGCGCAAGCCCTTTGGCTGAAGCTGTTGTGATCAACTTTGCAATTATTCACTGCGCTTAATAAGGCGGGGGCTTCGGCCCCCATCTACACATGAACATATACCTAGAACACCCTTTGCACGGCCACAAAGTTGCCACAATGGAACTTGAAGCCGAAGAAGATGAAAAAAACGGTTGGGTGCGTTATACTTTGGATACGCCTGAAGATGCGGAGCCGGTAAACGCGCTAAAACGTAAACGTAAAACTTCGGAGTAGCCATGAGCACCACAGCCGGCGATCAGATAAATGGGGCGCTGCGCCTAATCGGTCAGTTAGCCGAGGCTGAAGTGCCTTCGGCAGCTACATCTGAAGATGCGTTAACGACACTAAACCAGATGATTGACTCGTGGAATACTGAGCGTTTGTCGGTGTTTTCCACGCAAGACCAAATTTTTTCTTGGCTGCCAGGGTTCATGACCCGCACGCTAGGACCTACGGGAGATTTCGTTGGAAACCGCCCAATTCTTATTGACGACGCAACTTATTTTCGCGATCCTTCTTCTGGCATTTCATTCGGCATTAAGCTGATCAACCAGCAACAGTATGACGGTATTGCGGTCAAAACGGTCACGTCAACTTATCCACAAGTCATGTTTGTAAATATGACTTACCCAAACATCACAATGACTGTCTATCCGGTGCCGACTAAAGTACTGGAATGGCACTTTGTGTCGGTGCAAGAGCTTACAACGCCCGCACTACTGAGCACGACGTTGGCGTTCCCACCAGGCTATCTGCGTGCGTTTAAATACAACCTTGCGTGCGAGCTCGCCCCTGAGTATGGTGTTGAGCCCTCGCCCACGGTGCAGCGCATTGCCATGACGTCTAAACGCAATCTCAAGCGCATCAACAACCCTGACGACATTATGTCCATACCGTACTCAATTGTGGCCACACGTCAGCGGTTCAATATATTCGCAGGGAACTACTAATGCAGTCACCTATCCTCGGATCAGCTTATGTGGCCCGCAGCGTTAACGCTGCCGATAACCGCATGATCAATTTGTTTCCCGAGGTTATCCCTGAAGGTGGACATACCCCTGCGTTCCTAAACCGTGCGCCTGGTCTAAAGCTTGAAGTGACTGTTGGTCTTGGACCAATCCGCGGGCTGTGGACGTATGGTGGCTATGCGTATGTTGCATCAGGGAATACCCTATATAGGCTAGACAACGAGTACAACATTACAACGCTTGGCATTTTGGCTAACGACGGTCCAGTATCAATGGCTGACGATGGCAACCATTTGTTTATTGCGTGTAACGGGCCAAGCTTTGTCTACAACGCAAGCACCTCTGCCTTTGGTCAGATTACCGATCCAGACTTCCCTGGTGCGTTGACGGTGTCTTACCTTGGTGGCTACTTTGTCTTTATCGAGCCAGACAGCCAGCGTGTGTGGGTGACGTCTTTACTTGACCCCACATCTATTGACCCGCTTGATTTTGCAAGCGCAGAAGGCAGTCCTGACGGCTTGGTGTCATCCATTACCGACCACTCAGAGGTTTGGCTGTTTGGCACAAACTCGGTTGAGGTTTGGTATAACGCAGGTGGGGCAGATTTCCCCCTACAGCGCATCCAAGGCGCGTTTAACGAAATTGGATGTGCGGCTACCTATTCGGTTGCAAAGCTCGACAACGGCCTGTTTTGGCTAGGTGCTGACGCCCGTGGGCGTGGCATTGTCTATCGTGCCAATGGCTACACCGGCACACGCATTAGCACCCACGCTATTGAGTGGCAGATTCAGCAATACGGCGACATCTCTGACGCTATTGCGTACACGTATCAGCAAGACGGTCATGCCTTTTATGTGCTGACGTTCCCAACTGCAAACGCAACTTGGGTGTACGACGTGGCCACTCAAGCGTGGCATGAGCGTGCGAGCTTTACCAATGGCGACTTTGGTCGTCACCGCAGCAACTGCCAAATGTCGTTTAACCAAGAAATTATTGTAGGCGACTTCCAAAACGGCAACTTATATTCGTTTGACTTGGAAGTTTACGCAGACGGACCTCGTGTTCAAAAATGGCTACGGTCGTGGCGCGCGCTGCCTACAGGCACAAACAACCTAAACCGCACAGCGCAACACAGTCTGCAACTTGATTGCGAGTCTGGTGTTGGCTTGAATGTTTACCCTGCACAAGAGCCATTAGATTTAGCTACCGGTAGCAATGTGATCCCGCAGCCTCAAACGGGCGATGTAGTTGTGAATTACGTCAACATTGTGGACAGCGCAGGAACGCCAACAGCCACCTGGTTTGCAGGTTTTTCTGAAGATGGCGGAAACAATACCGGATGGTATCTGCTTGGTCATCCTGCGGCTGTGGGGTACAACCCAGAGATAATGTTGCGCTGGTCTGATGACGGTGGCCATACGTGGTCTAACGAACATTGGCAACCAATGGGACCGCAAGGCACTTACGGCACCCGTATCTTTTGGCGCAGGCTTGGCATGACTCTTAAGTTGCGTGATCGTGTTTATGAAATCTCAGGCACTGATCCGGTTAAGATTGCGATTATGGGCGCTGAATTACACATGAGTGGGACAAATGCCTAACGTCACTCAAATCCCAGCACCTCGTGTGCCGATTGTTGACCCTAGCACGGGGCTGATGTCACGGGAATGGTTTAGGTTTTTTAACGCCGTATACGAACAGCTTGGGGGCGGCGAAGGCGGCGCTACAGGCACTTTTACAACCGTCGATTCTAAGACCGTGACTGTTGTCAACGGCATTATTACAGGGATAGTCTGATGTCAATTAACATTTCATACTTAGCTGGCGCAGGTGCTCAGTTCTTTGACAGCAATGGCGCACCTTTGTCGGGCGGTCTACTGTACACCTACAATGCCGGCACAACAACGCCCGCCTCAACTTACACGTCACGCTCGGGTGCGTTTTTTAACGCCAACCCGATTGTGTTGGATTCAGCAGGGCGCACACCTAACGAAATTTGGTTGACAGGCGGCACGCTGTACAAGTTTGTACTAAAGGATTCAACCTTTGTTCAAATCGGCAGCTACGACAACATCCCCGCAGTAAACGATCCGACAACAAACAACAATCTGATTACGGTTGCTGGAACCAATACTTTGACGGGTTTGGCTATCCCTACCTTAGAAGGCTATACCACGGGCGCACAATACAGTTTTGTCGCTCAGAACACAAACACCGGTGCCGTTACAATTGACATTGATGGATTAGGCGCAAAATCAATTACCAAGTTTGGTTCTACACCTTTGGTTGCAGGCGATATTATCGCAAGCGCAATAGTGCTTATTGAGTACGACGGCACGCAATTTCAATTGTTGACGGTAGGCAAAACGACATTTAATTACATTCTTGAAACGACTACTGTGTCGGCCACAGCGTCTACCGGCACGATTAACTATGATGTGCTGACGCAACCCGTTCTGTATTACACGACCAACGCATCGGCTAACTGGACGATGAATTTCCGTGGTTCAGCAACTGCGTCGCTTAACAGCATAATGAGCGTTGGGCAAACCGTATCGGTTACGTTCATGTCTACACAAGGCGCAACTGCTTATTACAATAACGCAGTCACAATTGATGGCGCAGCCGTTACGCCTAAATGGCAGGGCGGCACAGCTCCTACGATTGGCAACGCAAGCGCTATAGATGTATACACCTACGCTATTGTTAAAACAGCAAACGCCACGTTTACCGTGCTTGCCTCACAGACTCAGTTTAAATAAATATGCCACGTTTAGCTACCATCGGTGCTGCATCTAGTGGGTCTTTCGGACTTTTGTCCGTACCCACGTACGACGTTGAATACCTAGCTATTGCAGGCGGAGGCGGGGGTAATGTAGGCGCGGGTTCGGGCGGCGGCGGCTCGGGCGGATACTTGACCGGCACGCTAAAAATAATTGCCGGCAAAGCGTACACAATTGTTATTGGCGGCGGCGGCGCGTCTGCCTCCACAGGTAGCAACACCACCGGCATAGGATTAACTTTGTTTGGCGGCGGCGCTGGCAACAGCGGCGCAGGCGGATCGGGCGGCGGCGGCAGTGCTTACAGTAGCCCAGGCGGCACAGCCGTATCTGGGCAAGGCAATATTGGTGGCGCTGGCACAGGCAACCCAGGCGACGACGAAAGACATGGCGGCGGGGGCGGCGGTGCGGGCACAGCGGGCTCGGCCGGCAGCGTAGGTGGCAACGGCCTTGCGTCTTCTATTACTGGCACAAGCGTTACCCGCGCGGGTGGCGGTGGCGGGTCAAATTGCGGATCGTATGGCGCGCCTCAAGCTGGCTCGGCAGGCGGATCGGGCGGCGGCGGCAAAGGCGGTGATGGCTATTCAGGCGGCGGCGACATTGGCACGTCGGGCACCATCAATACAGGATCAGGCGGCGGTGCAGGCGGCGGTTATGCCACTACTGGTCAACCAGGCGGTGCGGGCGGTTCAGGTCTGTACATCATCCGTTACCTTGGGCCACAACGCGCAACGGGCGGCACGATTACATCATCGGGCGGCTATACAATCCATTCGTTCACGACTTCAGGGGTGTACGGAGCATAATGCCTTACTTTGCAAAAGTTCCTATGATTACAGACGGCAAAGGTATTGTCGAAGAGGTAATCCGCGCCGATCAAGACTTTATCATTACGGGTCTTGTGGGCGATCCTTTTGATTGGATCGCAACGTCGTACAACACCCGTGGCAATGT